ATGATGATGCTGAGTGTTGGAAGATACCCAGTGGAGAGTCAACAACCTTTGTTGGTTGGAACCCCATGTGTATCCCTACAATGGATTACATCGTATGGAAACTAAAACGTCGTGAACAAATTGCTAAAGGTGAAATCATTGGATAAGTTATCTAAAGATGAGATGAGATCTAAGATCAAAGAATTCTCTACACTTCTTAAAAGTCAAAGAGAACACTGGGATAAGGAAGACAAGATTGGATTCACCTATTCTTGTGACCTTATCTCACAATCACTTATTACATTATACATTCGCTTAGGAAGAGACTAATGGACTACAAAACTTCTGGCGTTGACATCATCAAGGGACGTTCCTTTGTAGAGTATCTAAAAGTATTGGCACCTAGTATTGGTGGGTTCAGTGGAATGATGGAGATCCCATCAGGATATGAGAAACCTGTGTTGGTATCTGGTGCTGATGGTGTTGGAACTAAAATTAATATCTGTAGGATTGCTAATGATTACACCACTATTGGTCAGGATCTCGTTGCTATGTGCGTCAATGACGTTATATGTTCTGGTGCTAAACCATTATATTTTCTAGATTATATTTCTACCAAAACACTTGATGCTAATGTGAGTGACATTGCGTATGGAGTTGCCACTGGTTGTGCTATGGCAGGTATGGAATTGTTAGGTGGAGAAACAGCAGAGCATTTCAGGGCACATGATTATGACCTTGCTGGTTTCTGTACTGGTGTTGTAGAGAAGAATGATGTTGTTGATGGCAGTAACATCAGACCTGGTGATGTAGTCATAGGTATTGAGAGTAGTGGTCTTCATAGTAATGGATACACACTGGTCAATGATATGCTGTGGAGAAATTATATTTTCTATAAGGAGATGCCCGAGCTGTTGGTTCCAACTACCATCTATGCTCGTCTGATCCAGCACCTGTTGGATGAAGTTCCTATCCTAGGCATGGCACACATCACAGGTGGAGGACTGCCTGAGAACCTCCCACGATGCCTTCCAAAGGGTCTTACAGTTGACGTTGACTATTCTGCTTGGGAGAGACCAGAACTCTTTACCAAGATCCAGGAGGCAGGAGACATTGCTGAGGAAGAGATGCGTAATGTATTCAACTGTGGTATTGGATTCTGTTTAGTTGTGCCACCAGATGTAGCAGAACTAACTCAGACCTTGATTTCTGACACACCGTATGGTATGATGTCTTGGGTTATTGGAATTGTTAAAGATAAATGAATAAATATCCTGAATATGATTTGCCATTCAATTCCTTTATTGGTGGATGGACAATTCCTCCAGACGTTTGTGATGATGTTGTTGACTTTTTTAATACCACAACAGAATTGGAAAAACTTCCTGGTGTAGTTTCTGGTAATCGTGTTGATCCAGATATTAAAGACTCTACCGATCTTTGTGTTCCCGCATTTTGTTCTATTACAAATGTGAAATGGAAAAATTATTTCAATACTTTAATTGAAGTGGTTGATGCTTATCTGGATAAATATGCTGAAGCAATGCCCAACTCTAAAATTGGTTTTAGAGAAGGACATAACATTCAGCACTATAAGAAAGGTGGTGGGTATAAAATTTACCACAGTGAAAGATCTATCATGGATCCAGTACAACTCTGTAGACACCTCGTTTATATGACATACTTAAATGATGTCGAATCTGGAGGAGAAACAGAATTTTTATATCAAAATTTAAAAATTAAACCACAAAAAGGTTTGACTTTAATTTGGCCTACAGATTGGACACATACTCATAGAGGAATTCCTTCAATGGAAGAAGAAAAAATGATCGTTACCGGATGGGTTCATTACTTACATTAAAAATTATGAAAATTAAAATTTATTCTACTCCCGGATGTTTCTACTGCACAAAGTTAAAGGAACTATTTGAACGTGCGAACATCACTGATTATGATGAACAGATATGTGCTAGCGGAGACGAGGTTCGTGTAGATTATCCAGAAGCAAGTTCATTTCCTCATGTTATTATAGATGGAAAAGAAATTGGTGGTCTGGTAGAGACTGCTAAATTTTTCGTAGAAAAGAATTTAGTATCTTCTAATAAAAAGTGAAAGATCTTAAAATAAATAGAGGCATAGAACTCATGCTTCGGGGGGCGAAGGAGGAAAAGGAAGAAGCGAAACCCCCATCAAAAGGTATCGCTATCACTAGGTTTTTTACCCTACTAAAGCGAAGAGTCTATTTCAACTTTGAACTTTTGTGGGACAGCAAGCAAATTTAATTTGGAGTTGAACTAATGACGCAAGCAACCATTGTTTATTTCTCAGCAACTGTTTCCTTTATATTTTTATGTGTTGGTGTGATTGCTGGGTGGACAGCAAACGAAAAACTCCATGAATACATGTATCGTATGCAAGAAGATAACATTCATCCAGAAATGTTAGATGGAGACGGTCAATGGATCAACGAAGAACTTCTATCAGTTCGCTTTGTAGATGAAGAGGAACTTGAAGAAGAATAAATACACTTATGATATTAATTAGGTCATGCAACTATTACTGAATGAAGTGCTGCAAAAAATAAGCAACGCTAAGACTAAGGCACAAAAAATTAAACTTTTGGTGGAGCATAACTCTCCAGCACTCAGGCAAATTCTAATTGCCAACTTTGATGAGAGCATTATTTCTATGCTTCCTGATGGTGATGTTCCTTATGAAAAGAATGAAGCACCTGAAGAGACAGAGCATACGAAACTAGTTCATGAGTATCGTAAACTCTATCTCTTCTTTAAAGGTGGAGCGAATGTATCTCAAAGTCGTCGTGAAACCTTATTCATTCAACTCCTTGAAGGTCTCCATCAAGGAGAAGCAGAAGTGCTATGTCTAATGAAAGACAAAAAGATCGGTAAGCGTTGGAAGATCACAAAGCAATGTGTTGAAGAAGCATATCCCCAGATTCAATGGGGAGGTCGCTCTTGAACTTACTTCATGAAAATTGTGATCCTGAATTAGCAAAAGATACATCACTACCATGTACTGCTTACATCATTGAGTATAGTGTTGAAGGTGGTGTTCAACATGACATTGTTATATCTTCCAAGCAATCAGAGATATTTGATCATTACTGGGACAAGTATCATAGTGTAATTAGTATGAAACAAACAGAGGGTAGAGCTAATCCTAAACTCTGGCAAAATCCTAACAAGAAAAGCAAATGAGTGCAAATCAAAAAGGTAACTGGTGTATTTTTTATCGTAAACTATCCGACCCTCTAGTTTGGCATACGATGAAAACGTGGAGGAAGGATGGCGTTCTTGTATCTGCTAAAACTTATAATGATGTGTACAAGTTTAGTAAATATAAAGAAGCATTTGACTTTGCTAAGAATTTAATCACGGGTGCTGGCACTGTTCCTGTCTATGACGCACAAGTAAAGAGAGTTTGCCATGCTAGAGGAGAGGCATTTTATCTCTCTGGAAACTGAATCAGACTGCTTGCCGCCATAAATAATGTATGGTATAATTACCATACGTTCATCCCACTCTTGGGTGGGACGCAAGTAAGTCGCGGAACGGAGCCGTTCATCCCATGTTAGAAATATTATTCTATTCATCACTCACCTGCCAACAAGCTGACGCAATTATGCTGAGGATGAAAGCAAACGAGAAAATCTCTGATGCTTTTAAGGTAGAGTTGATAGAGACCGTAAAGGAATCTGTACCTGAGTGTTTCTGGGACGCACACGACTGAAGGAACGGGGATTAAAAACCCTAACTTCAGGAGACTGACAAATGAACACACTAAACATGATCAAGAAGCAGATCAACAAAGCATCTGCACTTCACAACGCACAGATTAATCACACCTCATATCGTGGTGTTGAGTATACTACACGTTGTGTCGAATCAAAAGAAACCCATGGCACATTCTGCTATCGTGGTAAAACTTATATTAAGTGAGTTACTTGTAAACTTGTAAAAGAAGGGTTAACGCCCTTCTTTTTTTGTGCTTATTTATTTTTGAGCATATTTACGGATGCTAAAATGTGAGGAAACCCTTATAATTAGTTATAGAAATGAGGACTAGTGATGTAAGAAATAACTCTTCGTTATGATGTAGTTTTATTCTATACTAAGGAGGTGTATCATGCATAATCTAATACCATTCAATCAATTACATGAGTGGAGAAATTTTGAATCATCTGTAAAACAATCACAAGAGGAACTAGAAACAATTAATGAATACTATGAATGCTTAATTGAATGTCGAGAAGGTCAGTCATTATGTAAACGTATTTGTAGGAGAATCTTAGCATAACATCATCACGGAGGGTTGCGACCCTCCTTTTTTTGTGCTATGATGTGTTGATATTACCCATAAATATATGGACATAGAGTCTGACTGGAGATACAGTGACGAACGTATGAGTCTTCGCGCAGATGTGTTTATTAAATTGAAACACTACTTGAAATTAAAAACAGGAAAGCATCTGTACGAATTCTGTCACCACTGGGTATCCCAAGGCAATAAATCAACAGAGGGTGCTGAAGAAGCATTCCTTCAATACTTAGAGGAGGTAACCCATTGAGGTTCAAGGACACAATTAAAGTAGCAAAGAAAGCGATTAAGCTTGCGGATAAGAATCCGATGATGTATACTGATGAAGAGATCCATTACATGCGACTGCAGTTACGTGCTGCAAAGGCAGGTCTCAAGAAAAAACGTGAAATGATGAGCAAAGGATTCAAGAATGAAGCAACAACATGGGTCAGTCCGTCTAGTTTCTATCACCCCAGAAGCGGAGAAGATGATGGGGTACGTAGCGAGGGTGAGCAACCCGAACAACCAGGACAACCCGAAAGTATCGGGACTCCTTAGTTATTGTATCAAGCACAATCACTGGTCTGTATTTGAACAAGCGTTCATGACACTGGAGATTGAAACTAATCGGGGAATCGCAGCTCAGATCCTGAGGCATAGATCGTTCACATTCCAAGAGTTTTCTCAGCGGTATGCTGATAGTTCTATGTTGACTGATAAGATTCCTTTGTTTGATCTTCGCCGCCAAGATACAAAGAACCGTCAGAATAGTATTGATGATGTGGATCCTTTTGTTAAGCAGGAACTTGAGATTGCTATCGAGCGTCACTTTGATTCTGCTATGGATCTATATCAGCATATGCTTTCTGTAGGGATTGCAAAGGAATGTTCGCGTTTTGTGCTTCCTTTAGCAATTCCCACCAAAATTTACATGAGCGGATCAGTTCGATCATGGATGCATTATATCGATCTGCGTTCTGCTCATGGAACACAGAAAGAACACATGGATATCGCTCAACAATGTCGCGATGTATTTGTAAAAGAATTACCTATTTGTGCTGAAGCACTGGAGTGGTCATGAAACTATTAACGTTAGAAGATTATGAATTAGCAGGTCAAACATTTTGGCCTAAGTATTGGTACGTTGCCAAAGAACTTGGTGAGGATGCCAAACCTGAGCAAGTCATTAAAGTTATGGAAGCAATTGGTGGTGTTGCACTGAAGCTAGCACTAGAAGAAAAGGGAGCAGGTCCATTTGGATTTAATAAAGTAAAGGAGGGAGACGATGGCGACTTACCCAGTGATTAACAAAGAAACTGGTGAACAAAAAGAAGTAAGACTTAGTGTTCATGAGTGGAGTCAGTGGAAAGATGACAATCCAGAATGGGATAGAGATTGGAGTGATCCATCTACATGCCCTGCCTCTGGTGAAGTAGGTGACTGGAGAGACAAGATGAGTAGAACACATCCTGGTTTTCATGATATAATGAAGAATAAGATTGCTCCTAAGGCACCAAGAAACAGAACCATCACACAAAAGTATAACTGACATGCCAGCTAGAAAGAAGACTACTAAAGCACCTGGACAAAATATGAGTGCGAAGCAAATGAGACGCAAAAAACCAATTGATGTTGATCATCTAGTTGAGATCACTCCTTTAACAGAAAACCAAAGAACTGCATTTGATGCCTATGAGGTCTACGGCAAACACCTTTTCCTCTATGGATGTGCAGGCACAGGTAAGACATTCATTGCAATGTACCTGGCACTCAAGGAGATCCTCTCAGGCACATCTCCTTATGAAAAACTGTACATGGTGCGTTCACTTGTCCCTACAAGAGAGATTGGATTCCTTCCAGGAGATCATGAAGACAAGTCAAACTTATATCAGATTCCATATAAGAACATGGTTCAATCCATGTTTGAGATGCCTGACGATGCATCATATGAAATGCTCTATGATAACCTGAAGGCACAGGAAACTATCTCCTTCTGGTCTACTAGTTTCATACGTGGCACTACACTAGACAATGCTATCGTTATCATTGATGAGTGTCAGAACCTAAACTTCCATGAACTTGATTCAATCATCACTCGTGTGGGACAAGACAGTAAGATCATTTTCTGTGGAGACGCAGCACAAACTGATCTTCAAAAGATCTCTGAACGTTCAGGTATCCTAGACTTCCAACGCATCCTACAAAATATGGATGAGTTCTCACTGGTTGAGTTTGGTGTGGAAGATATCGTTCGCTCTGGTCTTGTCAAATCTTATATCATTAATAAAATTAATCTAGGTCTATGAAACTGTTCAATCATGTGGGACTAGATCCTATTGAAATGTCTGCTGAAATGGTGGGGGGCAAACGTGTTTATCTTACACCAACAGGACATCACTATCCATCTGTCACCACTGTGATTGGCAACAACGCAGCAAAGAAAGCAGGCATTGCTAAGTGGCGAGCTCGTGTTGGCGAGAAGGCAGCAAATGCTAAGACAACTCGTGCTACTGGTCGTGGCACAAAGTATCACTCTATTGCTGAAGACTACTTTAATAATGATCTAGACCTGAAGAAGTATAAATCGCATCCACTTCCTGTACTAATGTTCCATCATAGTCGCCCTACTTTGGACCGTATAAATAATATTTACTTACAGGAAGCGGCGCTCTACTCTAAACATTTGGAGATTGCAGGGCGAGTAGATTGTATCGCTGAGTTTGACGGTGTGTTGTCTATCATTGACTTCAAGACTGCTGCTGAACCAAAGCGTGAGAAATATCTTTACGATTACTTCGTTCAAGAAACTGCATATGCATGTATGCTACAAGAAAACTACGGGTTGAGTGTCAAACAACTCGTAACTATTGTTGCTTGTGAAAACGGAGAGACTCAAGTTAAGGTGCTTCCACCTAAGAAAGAATTCTTTATGAAACTAATGAGTTATATCTCGGAGTATCAAGAACAACATGGACAAGAAACAATTATTAGAGGATAAGTTTATGACTGCTGCGAGATTTTCGCAGGAGGTGGAGAAGATTGCTGTTAGTAATCCCGATATGAATTATATTGATTCGGTTATCCACTACTGTGAAGTGAATGAGATTGAACTAGATAGCATCAATAAGTTGATCAGCAAACCATTGAAGGAAAAACTCCGTCATGATGCTCAACAACTTAATTTTATGAAAAAAACCAGTCGTGCCAAATTAATGTTAGTATGAGCTTCTTTAAATCAGATATCATCCGAGGAGATATCCAAGAGATGATGGAACTCCAGCAGTATTGTTTTAGATCTGCTATGAACTTTGCTCTTCTCAATGAAGAACGTAAACTAGAATACTTTGATACTCTAGCAACTCTTATTGAAAAGCAAAAGATCTTTCATGCTCGCATCAAGTTGAGTGACGATCCTGAAGCTGTCTCTGTCCTTGAGACAATGAAGCAAGGGGTTGTTATGCTAGGTGCTACACCAGACACTCCCATTGAACAGATGTTTGATGAGTTGTTGGAGAAAGTCCAAATTCTCAAGACTCGTTTTGAAAACGGTGAAGGACCACCAGGTTGACACCCACCCCACCACCTGCTATAATAACTTCGTTGGGCAGCACAGTACTAAGCGTAAGACCCAACACGTAAACCAAATCCAATTTAATCCAAAAATCCTATGTCTTTTTCAGACCTTAAGCGTAAATCCCAGACAAACTTTGACTTCCTGCAGAAGGAACTAGAGAAATCATCCAGCGGTAAGAACGTTGATGAACGTTTCTGGAAACCAGAGGTTGACGCTTCTGGAAATGGATACGCTGTCATCCGTTTCCTCCCTGCCCCTGATGGAGAGACTCTCCCATGGGCAAAACTATACTCCCACGCCTTCCAAGGTATTGGTGGTTGGTATATTGAAAACTCTTTGACTACACTCAACGAAAACGATCCTGTTGGTGAAGTTAACCGCCGTCTCTGGAACAGCGGTGCTGATGAAGACAAAGAGACTGCTCGTAAGCAGAAGCGTAAGCTTCAATACTACAGCAACATCTATGTTGTGAAGGATCCTAAGCACCCTGACAACGAAGGCAAAGT